GTAGGTCATAGTCAATGTATTTGTCAAGACCGAGTTCTGTAGGAAAGTCTTGAATAAATGAAATCACATTCTCTTGAATGATATTTGGTTTCTTCAGATAAAGAAACTTAATCTTTTCACCATTATTAATCAAAGAATACTTACTATCAAGTTTCTTTTGTTTAATGTAGTGATTATAAAGAAGTGCTCCACGAGCATGAATAGGAGTTCCCTTACCATAAATGTCTGAAGAAGAATGATACTTACGAATATCAGATACTGATCGTGGAAATGCAATTTCTTCTGGTGGAAGTTTCTTAAAGTCCTTACGACATTGATCAATAAAATCAATCACATCGTCTTCAGTTGCATTCATCATCAACTTCAGACCATCCTTAATCATCTGTCGGCAAGGTGCCGGAGTTGAAGATTTGACTGCCTCAATACCCATCATCTTGAGTTTAGGTTCAGTATATTGAACTCCCTCACTATTCCATACGTTGAGAATATAACGTTTCTTCGCAGTCCAAATACCACGTTCCGCAATGTTCTCACGTTTCATAATCATTTTTTGTTCATATGCCTGAACGTAGTCCGCAAGTTCCGTATAAGATTGTTCGATGAATGGTTCCAGTTTGTCTTGGCAGATCTTATCAAGTAAGGAAACAACTGCTGTTTTATCACCAGACTTATGACTAAGAAATTTATCAACAAGAGGTCCCATATTAAGATAGATTGAGTCAGTGTCAGATGCGACAACATAATCGACTTCCTCAGTTTGTAAAATCTTATTTAGAAATCCGTTCATCTTGTTCTCAATCCAACGAATGGAAACCTGACCCGAGAGAGTAATTGCCTCAGCATTTGCAAGTTTATAATACCTAAAATACTGATTACCAATGGCACCATAAGCAGAGTTGAGTTGAATCTTTCGTGCCATCTGGATGTTATTACACCGTGCGATTTCTTTTTCCAGTGCCTTCGTTGGAGTTTTTTCATAATCTTGTTTTGCAGCAAGCATCTTCTTTTTGTAGATGGTGCGATCTTTATAGATCTTCTCCATCAATTCTGGTAGAAATCCACGAACATCCTTACGATACATTGCCCCATTAGCACATATCGCATTGTCCTTATACAACTCAAATGTTATCTTCTGATCAAGTATCTTATCAACGGTAGCTGATGGGTGCCGTTCCTCAAGTAGAGTCTCCGGGGAAATATTGTACTGCATAATGAGATGAGGATACAGACTGTTAAGGTCGAAACTAACAACCCAGTCATACTTTCCAGGAATCGGTTCCTTGACATATGCTCCTGCGTATTTGGAATCTTTATCAGAACGAACGATAGGAGGAATTACAATATTCTTCTTTTTAAGATAATTATAGATGATTGTATCCCACATTCGAACCTGAGAAGAAACATCAGCATAATTTGCTTTTGCATCATATGCCATCGTAATCGCAAGTTCAATCAGTTTCATCTTGTCTTCCAAGCGGTCAACAAGTTCCACGTCAATGATGTTATATTCTACAAACTTTTGCCACCCATTTGTATAGAAATCTTTGAAAGTATCAAACTCAGAGTGATCTAACTTCTTCTGCCCAAGTTCTACACTCGCAATATAATCCAATCGATAGGATTCTTGCGCCTTATAAGTAAACTTCTTATAAAGATTTAGGTAATCAAGTTGCGTGACTCCACCAATATCATAGGTTATACGACGATTGTCATACTTATCTAAACTCTCCCGTAAGGTCACAAGACCCCAAGGAGAAAGTCGTTTCATTAACTTCTCACCCAGAATTCTATCAATACGACGAACAAGATACGGAATATCATACCATTCACTATTCCATCCGGTCACAACTTCAGGAGTATTCTCCTCAATCATCCACCAATCAATAAAAGAATTCAACAACTCATATTCGGTTCTGAATCCTTTGTAGATTACATTCTCTTGTTTATTTTTAAAAGGACCACGACCCCAAGTACGAATTTTCTTCGTAGCATAATCTTGTACTGTAATCAACAATACTTCTTCTGCCGCAGACTCTACATCAGGGAATCCATTTTCTGATGCAACCTCAATATCAATCGTTGAAATCTTGATCTTATTAGTATCAAATTTGATTTCTTCTTCAGGATATTTTTCAGAAATATACTGATAGATGTATCGATCATTACCATACACCTTGAAGTTATCTACATCTTTATATCGTGCAATAAAATCACGACACTCCCTCACAGTTCCTGGTTGAACCGATTCTACATACTCACCCTCCAATGTCTTATACTTTGTTTTCTTATTGGAAGAAATAAACAGAGTAGGATAAAACTTCTCACGAGTTGCAAAATGTTTTCCATTTTCATAACCACGCACCAAGAAGTGATCTCCAACCATTTGTACGTTTGTGTAAAACCGCATCAGTTAATTTTTTCCAAGTATTTTTCAAGTAGATCGGAGTTAGGATCTGTAATCGTAATAATTTTATCAGAACTAATCATAAACTCTGTTTGATCAGTATCATCTTTCATCCAGGGACAGAGATTGTGTTCTGCCCAGATTTCGTGTGGTTTAATGAGTTTGCAGTCTGGTTCTCCAATATCTGCACCAATCTCAATAATCTCACTAATCAGTCGTTCACTGTTCGTCAGTAGAATCAGTTTGATCGTCTTGTCCATTAATCATTTCCTCATAAAGTTTTTCAATTTCTTTGGCAGGACTTACAACAGTCACAAGCCAATCATATCTCACAGGAATTTCCTTATCCATAGTAAGTGGAATCCAAGGAGTAAATGATACATTCAATTCATCGTCCTCACCCCCATCATCCATTGCAGATTCTTCCGTAAGAAATCCATACTTAGGAACAAGATTTACTGCATAGGGATTCTTAAACAGATATCCACATATATTGTCTTCTCTAACTAGTTCTTTAATGTCGGCAATCACCGACTCACCAGATTTTAGTAATGCAATCTTAATAGACATTTTTGATTTACCTCTCAATTCATTATAGCACAAAAAAATCGGGGTGTCTATGGATTTTGCCATAGAACCCCGTGCGGCGACGATACCTAATATTTAGTTTTCAGGAAGTATTATGATAGTGTTGGTGCGAGAACTGCCCAACTAAAAAGAGATGATGCAGTCCCTAACAGAAGAGTGGCGGCTGTGAAGTTCATAAGTCGTCCTCCAAGTTACATAATTATATAGAAAACTGTATCACTATGATACAAAACTCTGTATCAACCACAACAAAAATATAAAGAAAATGTTAGGACTTACAAATAATCTTTCCTTTGGTGGTGCTCTGGGACGATTTTTCCCAAAACAATACTCAGTAACCCATCCTCAAATACAACTGATCTAACTTCCGTTTCATCACTGAGTGTCCAAGATCTGGTGAAAGATCTCTGAGCCACTCCTCTGTGGATATAATCGGTTTCAGTTTCTTTATCCTCTTTTTGTCCTTCGACAAAGAGTTTACCGTCTTGAGTGTAGACATTGACTTCTGCTTTTTTAAATCCTGCTAATGCGAGTTCTAGTCTCGATTCTACGTTACTGACCGTGACTAGATTATATGGGGGATAGTTTGTCGTTGTTTCGTGGAGTCTAAACAGACGATCAAAGTATTCATCCATACCGATGCTATTCCTATTTATACGGTCTAGCAGCTGATCCATATTGGCAGCATTGTACCTCGTAAGATTGTTCATCTTTACTTCTCCTTTTAAAGCGAGATTTGATTGTGTGGACCCCGAAGGCATCCATAAGTATATATTAGCATAAGACATAAAAAAGGGGGTGTTGCAACCCCTACTTTTTTATTCGGTTTCCTCTGTTCTTTTCTTCTTAGACCCAATGTTGTACTTGGTCTCAAGAATCCAATCTTGCTTGTCCTTATATGCAAGCACCTTAATCTGATTGAGTGGTGCAATATCTTGAATCTTCTCTACATCAACAATGCCAATAAGACCCCAATCCGCAAGCAATTGTGCAATACGATTACGTCTCTGAACATCATTTACTGTCAGATTTGCGTGCTTTCCATCCAAAGCAAACAATTCCTTAAAATGCACAAGGAAATATCTACCTTGCTTATGCAGAATATGACAGGACTGATAGATCTTTTTCTCTTTCCTAGATGCAACACCAATGCGTGTCAATGTCTCACGCACTTTCAGAAAATCATCAGGTTCACTCAGAACAACCTCAACCATTTGTTCAGGTGTCCACGTCACTTCAGCTTCTCTAACAACACTCATTTTTTTCCTCCAGTATCAAATTTCGATTTAATAAAATTAAGTTGTTCTTTTGTGAGTATTTTCAAAGCTTGCTTTGCCTTCTCATTACTATAACCATAATATTGTTTGACATAATCAAGATCTTTGATTTTATCTTGTCGGATCCAGGGAGAAAATCTCTTCTTTTTCCTCACAATATTTATAAAAAAGTCATATTGCATCTTTTTTGGAAGAAAATGATACTGATTCAGTTCGTTCGCAAACATCAAAGTATCAATATGTCCAGAGAAGCAACGATTGATAATGTAAGGGGGATATTCTTTCTCAAGTGAAGGATCTTCGTCAATCAGATTCTTCTTCGTCTGATTGATAGAGTTGAGCCAGTCTTTCAGTTCAGTCATTTTTTGGTGCTATCAATTTATATGCCAATGATGTTCTTAGTCCATTAAAGAATCTGCTTGGAGCATCTGCATAATGAACAGTCTTTGCAGGAAAGCAAACCATTCTATTTGGTTTATATGCAACCACTTTATCAGGATTCCAATCAAGGTCAAGAAATATCAAATGACCCTGCCATTGAATATCCCATTCTGGGTTTGGATAATAGAGTAAAGTATAATCACCATCATCGGGATGAGGTGTCCCACACTGCCCAGCAGTTTGTCCGTTTGCATATATTCTCGCAATATTATGATTACTGAGATTTAAATTCTTGCAGATTTTATTATACAAATAAAGGGAGAAATACTCTTCCTTTTCCAAATCATTCATATGCCAAAATCTATTGTCGTGTCTTCCACCACTCAAGGACCATTTTGGTCTCTGCAGATATTTAAATATT